TCATTAAGAAGTTCTGCTAATTCCAGCGGTAAAGCGTTTATGGCTATTTATGATTATGCTGATGACCGTTATGGTGATGGGTTTGGACCTTGGGGCGGGGAGCCGTGGAATTAGCAGAACTTCTTAATGAAAAAGAGTGGCGTATTTGTCGTGGACAAGAAAACGCCACGATTGCTGAACAGGTTGAAGCGTTCAAATATTTTTGTGAAACTTATTGGTGTATTAAACATCCTGAAAAGGGTCGCATAAAATTTGAGTTGCGTGAAGCCCAATTGGAAACAATTGAGGCTTGGATGACAAACCGTTACAGTATCGTCCTAAAGGCACGACAGATTGGTTTTAGTACGCTCGCTGCTGCGTATGCGTTTTGGTTGGTGTTTTTCCGTCAGGACCGTTTTGTGGTTATGTTGTCACGCACGGAGCGTGAGTCGGTTAAGTTGTTGGCTAAAAGTAAATATGGTTTCAGATTTCTTCCAGTTTGGATGAAAGAGCGTGGACCTAAACAAACAACTGACCATCAACAGAAAATGATGTTTGATAACGAGTCCGCTATTGAATCTTTGCCGTCAGGCAATGACCCTGCTCGTGGTGAGTCTGTATATTTGGTTATTGTGGACGAGTGGGCGTTTTTGCCTAACCCTGAGGAAGCGTGGGCTTCTATTGAACCTATTGCCGATGTCGGTGGTCGTGTTATTGGTTTGTCCACCGCTAATGGTTCAGGAAATTTCTTTCACCAATTGTGGGTTAACTCTCAAACTGGTACCAACCAGTTTCAAGGTATCTTTTTCCCTTGGGATGCTGATGGTGAGCGTGACGAAGATTGGTATACCGCTAAGAGTCGTAATATGCAACCGTGGCAGATGCACCAAGAGTATCCACGCTTCCCTGAGGAAGCGTTTATCAAATCAGGTAATCCTGTTTTTGATATTGATATGTTGGATGAGATGCACCTTATTGACCCCGATAGAGGTTACTATCATTTGTATTCTGATGGTAATGGTGAGTTCCGTCCAACTGCTGAAGGCGAGTTGGCTATATGGCAGTTCCCAGAAATTGATGGCATCTATGTGATTGGGGCGGATGTCGCCGAAGGATTTAGTTATGGTGACTACAGTTCAGCCCACATAATTGATGCCGCTACAGGGATTATGGTTGCACACTGGCATGGACATATTGAGCCAGACTTGTTTGGGGATTTGTTGGCTGAACTTGGTTGGTGGTATAACACGGCTTTGTTGGGTGTAGAAAACAACAACCACGGTTTGACCACTCTGAAGGCTGCTCAGAAACATGGTTATAAAAATCTTTATAAACAACGCCGTATGGGTCATATCCGTCCTGAGGCTACCGAGATTTTGGGTTGGCGTACAACTGTTACTACTAAACCGTTGGCTATTGACGAATTGAATGCAAACTTGCGTGATGGCGCTATTGAAGTTTATTGTGGTAAAACTATTGCCGAATTAAAAACCTTTGTCCGTAAGGAAAACGGTAAAATGGCTGGCAGCCCACACGATGACAGAACTATCAGTTTGGCTATCGCTAATCAGATGTTGAAATATGTTTGGCTTCCAGAATACAGAAATGATGTCAAAATTCCACACAATAGTATGTTGTGGTGGGAACAGCATCTTTTTGACCCGATTGGTGAGAATAAAGTTTATATTGGGTCACATAATGTTAGAAAACGAACTCCTTTTTAACCTTAGGAACGATTCCTGTATTACTATGATGCAATTTATGTGCAAAAACTGCAACAACCTTTTTGAGGCTGATGAAAAGCCGCATCGTGGGGAAGTTTGTTTTAAATGTCATATCAAAACTATCCGATTGGGGTTTACTCATGGTAAAGAAGATTTCCATGGTCCTACTATTCGTGAGCGGCAGCGCCAAATTGTTTCTGATGCTGCGGCGAACGGTATCACGGCTGAGCCTGTTACGAACTGGATGTAATGGGTCATGTCGTCAGTCTGGGTTCCAATCCTTGTCGCCGTTATCACGGGACCAGTCGTTGTTGTATTGCAAAAACTGCGTAAAGAAAACACCCAGCAACACGAAGAAGGCAGAATCCTTCTTCGGGTTATCGGAAATAAGGTTGACAAAATAGGTAGCAAACTTGACCAACATATCGGTTGGCATGACGGCAAAAAGGAATCAAAATAAATGGCTAAGAAATCGGCAGCAGACCAACTCAAATCACAAAAGATGAGGTTGGAAGCATCAAAGCGTTGGCGCAAAGAAGAAGGCTATGACGCTATTTGGCGCAGAATGATTGACATGTATAAAGGCAAACATTATGATGATTATGCCCTAGAAGACAGACTGCTAATAAATATTGCGTTTTCAACTGTAAACATTATTGCCCCAAACATTTCTGTTAACTATCCGAAGATTTCTGTCAACGCTGTAAAACCTGAACATGCTTCTCAGGCTGTTATTGCCGAGGCTGTCGTCAACTATTGGTGGCGACACCGAGACATTCGTGACCAGTTCCGCCGTGCAGTAAAGGACATGTTGACTTGCGGTCATGGTTGGATTAAAGTTGGATACCGTTTCGTTGAAGAAGAAGCAGTTGGCGTAGACGAAGACCCATCAGACCCACAGATGGGTGGAGAAAGCACAACTATCAGCGTAATCCTAGAGGACAGTCCTTTTGCTGAGCGTGTTAGCCCTATGGATGTGTTTGTGGACCCTGATGCAACCAACATGAAAGATATGAAATGGATTGCTCAGCGTATCCGCCGTCCACTTAGCGAAGTAAAAGCAGATAAACGCTACAGCAAGGTTGCCCGTGACGAAGTTCAAGTTATGGCTGTCAGTCGTTATGCGGATGACCCAAGCCGTAAAAAGATTAACGACAAAAACCAAGGTTATGCCGAGGTTTGGGAATTTTATGACATTGTCGGTAAATCATTAAGCGTATTTTGTGAAGGTGCTGAACATTACTTGGTAAAGCCAATGGCTTTACCGTATTCGTTTGGTCAACCTTTTGTGATGTTGCGTGACTACGAAATCCCAGACCATTTCTATCCTATTGGTGAACTTGAAAGCATTGAGCCGTTGCAACGGGAACTTAATGAAACTCGTTCACAAATGATGAACCATCGTAAAAAGTTTGCTCGTAAGTATCTATACAAGGAATCGGCTTTTGACCAGTTGGGTCGCACAGCCTTAGAGTCCGATGAGGACAATGTTATGGTCCCTGTTATAGGTGATGAGGCTCTTGGTGGGACTGTTATGGCTATGCCAGCAATTATTAACCCGCCAGAGTTTTATAATCTTAGCGACACCATTATTGCTGACATTGACCGTGTGAGCGGTGTATCGGAAATTCAGCGTGGCGGTACAACGGAAATACGCCGTACCGCAACCGAAGCCTCATTGGTTCAGGATGCAAGTAACGCTAGAACGGCAGATAAGTTGGCTATTGTTGAACAAGCCATCAGCGAGATTGGTCGCCGTTTGGTTTCTTTGGCATATCAGTTTATGACTGGCGACCATGTTGCCAGAATCATTGGTAAAGATGGTGAACCTATTTGGGTTGAATATGACCGTGAATATTTGGCTGGAGACTTTGACTTTGAAGTTGTGTCTGGTTCCACCCAGCCACACAACGAATCGTTTAAGCGTCAGATGGCTTTGCAAATTGTAGATGCTATGGCACCGTTCGCTGGTTCTGGCATTATAAACATGCCGAAGTTGGCTGCATATGTTCTTCAGAACGGTTTCGGTATTAAGAATCCTGACGAGTTCATTCAGCAAGCACCTCAACCTGAGGGTATGCCTTCTGTCCCCGCCGCACCTCAAATGCCTCAGCAAGGACAGTTGCCACCAGCATAGGGAACGGGTCTTATTATATATAGAGCAACCAACCAAGGACTCTGGGAGATATAAAACATAATGGCTGATGAAGTCACAGAAGTAGTACCGCAATCCGTGGAACCCGAAGGGTCACCCACATCGGAAGGCGTAGAAGTCACAGAAACACCAATTCTAAGCGTAGAGGAATACTCAACTTATAGAGTTCCTGTAAAGTTAGATGGTGAGGAACTGCAAGTTCCGCTTAGTGAGGCTTTGGCTGGTTATCAACGCCAAGCAGATTACACTCGCAAGACGCAAGAGTTAGCACAGCAACGAGAACAATTTGAGTTTGCAAGTGCTATACAAACTGCCCTTGAGCGTGACCCGTCTGCAACGCTTGATATGCTGGCAAATCATTATGGTATCAGCCGTCAGGCTGCTGCCGACATGGTTGCTGAAGATGACTTTGATTCGCTTGACCCAACGGAAAAGCGTTACAGAGAACTTGACCAGCGTTTAGCATCATTTGAGGATTACCAAAGCAAACAACAAGTGGAGGCTGAGGTAAAGAAGTTGCAGTCCCGTTATGAGGACTTTAATATCAATGAGGTTGTGACAGCCGCTTTGCGGACTGGCTCAACGGATTTGGAAG